TGGATGTGTTTTGGCAGTGTGATGCCCGGAGGCAGAATGATTTCACTCATCTGATTGCTCTACTTTCTCTACAAGGTCGAGGAGGTGACGCTCTGCGGTAGCTAGGCCTTGAATCACGCCGCAGAGTTTTTGGTATTCGTCGAATGAGCGACACGCTCCACCCGCCAAGTCATCGGCGTAGTTGTTCATGTCGGTGCGTATTTTTTCGCGCAATACGCGTGCGAAGTCGGAGATCATTTGTTACCGGGACCTTTCCTTTGGTTTTGGGCAGCAGACTGTTGTCTGCTTCTTGCAATGTCAACGCCCATACGGGCACCGTCACGTTCTTGGTCAGCCTCCAGCTTGTCGGCCTTGTAGGCAGCGTCAATCTGCATTTGCTTTTCTTTGATCTCCAGCTCATCGGCGCGGGCAGCAGCGTCAATTTGCATTTGCTTTTCTTTGATGGCCATCTCTTGTGCAGCGCGTTGCTGGTCGGCCTGAGCCTTTTGCTGCTTGATCTGCAACTCGCCTTGCTTGATCTGGAGTTCCTGCTGTTGCATTTGTACAACAGGGTCTTGCTGTTGCTGCTGCGCTTGCTTTTGTGCGGCTTGCGCTTGGTTTTGCTGCAGCACCTGCTGGGCAGCTTGGGCCATCATGCCGGACAGGGCAATCTCAATTTGCGGCGGCAGCTGCTCGCCTTCGGGCGGCAGGGGCATGCCCAACTGCTGCTCAATCTTTTGGCGATAGCCAAAGCCAACGTGCTCGGCAATGTGGGCCATCATGGCTGCTTGAATCTTCGGTGCCTGTGGGTTCTGGCCCACCAACTCCATAATGATCGGGTCCTGCATGGCCGACATGTGCACTTGGATGTGAGACTGGTGGTCTTGGTATTGGAACGCTTTTAGGGGTTTACCCTTAAGCACATTCATGTTCTCCGACACAGGGTCGGTGGGCTTTTGGTCCTCATCCAGCGGCACGAGCTTGTCGGCGTTCTTGATGCCCAGCACCTCCAGCATGCCCCGGTGGAGCTTTGGCAAGTCGTAGATGTCAGGCGCGGACTGCGCCAGCTGGATCACTGCTTGGTACTGGACCACGCGCTGCGAGAGGGTAGCCGCGTTGGGGTCGCTCACGGGTAGGATGTCCACGTGGCGGTAGTCGCCCTTCTTGGCCCGTGGGCCTTCTTCGCCATCTGGCTCGTAGGTGTACTCGTCGTCCGTGTAGTCGCGGATGATAGCCGCCAGCAACTGCAGTTCTTGCTTCAAGGTGAAGTGCACCCGAGCCTGAACGGCCGTCATGACTTTGAGCTGGCGCTCCAGCAGCGCAAGGGTCGAGCCCACAGGTGCATTGGCCCCCATGTCGCTGATCTTCATGTCCGCTGTTGCAGCAAACCGGCGACCTTCTTCCACCACCGTATTCAGCAGGTTGTACAGGGTCTGGCTTGGGTCTTTGTAAGGCAGCGGCAAGATGTTGTCGCGGATAGCCCCAGAGCCCACGTCCACATCGCGCCACTCGCCGGGAGCGATCGGCGTGTCGTCGCCCTTGATGCGCAAGCCGCGTGACTTCAGACCGCCGGGCAGGTTGCTCAGCGTACCGGCATCAATCAGCTGACGCATGAGGGACGTGGCCGAGTTGGCAAACCCGCCGATCAGGTGGAACAGACCGAAGCCGTACGCGCCAAAGCCGGGGATGTACTGGTAGTGCACGAAGTGCTGGCGCTTCAGATGCAGGTCGTCATCTTCTTTCCAATTGCGGCGCAGGGACAGCACGGTGTTGTTGCCCCTGATGTACGTCATCACGTACGGCAGCGCGATGCCTGTAGGCTCGCCGTCGTCGTCTGTCTCAGATAGCGGGTCGCCCTTGACCACCAAGTCCACATGGGACTCGCACAAGGTGTAACGCTCGTCGTTCAGGTCAGCAAAGCCGGTCTCTTTGTCCTTGGCCTTGTTGATCTCGTCGATGTGTTTGTCAGGCGAGCCGATGTCCACGTCGCGGTAAAAGCCCGCCTGCTGGAGCTTTTTGATCTCGTTCTCGGTCTTGCGCATGACGTGCGTGACGCGGTAGCAACTCTGGATGTCCGAAGTGCCGTAGGGCAGCAACATGTCCTCCGCAGGGATAAAAACCGACGTTTGACGACCGATATTAGGGTCAAAGTAGACCTTTTTGAACGCCGAACCGGTGGCTGGCAGGCTCCACAGCATGCGCTCGTGCTCTGGGCGGAACTCCTGCATGACCTCAGTCAGCTGAAAATTCATGTCCTCTTGGACCCGCATGGCGGCTTCTTTCTTCTCGGGGGTCTCTTTACCCACGATTTTTGTGCGCACGGGGCCCATGGCCGGGAACGTCTCAGTGATCGTCTCTGACTGGAACCTGACAACGGCCTCAGTAATCATCGGGTGGAACACGCCAGACGCGCCGTCCCAAGGCTCTGTGCGCTCCTCGATCTGCAGGCCCAGCAATTTAAGGCCCATGACGTAGGCTTTTTCCCACTCCTTGCGGGAGTTGCGGTCGTTGTCCACGTCGCTGTCAAGGTCGCTGACCAATGAGGCCAGCTCCCCTTCGGGCAGGTACTCGGCCAAGTTGGCGTCGAAGTCATCGACGCTGGGCTCGCCCGGCTCGATGTCGATCTCTACGTCCCCCATGTCAATGTTGACCGCCTCCGGGTCAACAATCTCGATCTCGATCGGCTCTTCCATGTCGCCTGCGGCGTCAATGCCCGTGGGCTGCTGATAAAGGGCTTTGTCAATGTTGGTCGCCATGTGTGTTCCTAGTAGTACGCCGCCCTGCGGCGCATGAATGTGCGGTCTTCTTGCTCGTCCGAGTCAAGGGGGATAAACCCCCCCTTTCGGAAGCGTAACAGCGCCTGAGAGGTGGTGTCAACGTAGTCGTCGTTCTCTCCGTTGGGGAACGACGCAACTTCCTCGATCACCTCACGGGCCCAGCGCGTGTCTGGGGCCCAGACCATGCCCGATGCAAACAGGTCCGCTACAGCGTTGAGCCGCACGATTTTATCGTTACCCCGGCTGGGGCTGAACTCCTCCACCGGGATGCCAGTGGCCCGAAGCTCTTGGATCAGCGGCGCTCCGGCCGCTTTCTTCTCCACAATGAACGCATCTGGCGTCCATTCCTTGTAGTGTTTGAGCGCGATCGCCTTGAGCTCAGGGAACGCCATGCGGTCTTTGAACGCATCGAGCAGGATCACCTGCGCCTTGTCGCCCTCTTCCTCGTTGTAGAACACCCCCCATGTGGTGCACGCAGAATAGTCGGCCGTGTTCTTGGTCTCAAAGGCCGTGTCCCAGCTCTGGATGATGTAGTCACACCGGGGCGGCTCGTCGCCCGTCCAAATGCGCCAAGACTTGCGCGAGATGATGGCCGCACTGTTGCTGGTGGGCTGCTGCATGTACTGGGCGTTCCAGTACTGGGGGTCAATGCTGGCCTTGGTTGCCTTGAGGGTGGCCAGTGGCCACTGCTCGGGCCAAAGGCTTTTTTCATTCTCAGTATCTTCGTTGAGAATTGCGGGGAGTTCGACTATCTCCCACGGCTCGGCCTCTGGGTTCTTGGCTTGGTAGTCGATCAGGCGTCCCGTCAGGTCCAGCTTGCCCCAGCGCGTCATCACGATGATGATCGCGCCGCCCGGCATCAGTCGCTGGAGCGGCCCGGTCTGGAACCAAGACCATGCAGTGTCGAAAGCCAGCCGTGAGTTGGCCTTAACGTCCTGCTCCGAGTGAGGATCGTCAATAACGAACAGATCAGCACCACGACCAGCAAGAGCGCCGCCGACACCAGCAGCATAGTACTGACCACCAGCGCTTGTAGACCACTTACCGGCAGCTTTTTGATCGTCGGCCACCAGCGTTTGAGGGAAAAGGCCATGGTAGTCGTCGTCCGCCAGTAAGTTTCGCACCCTGCGGCCGAAGTCTTCGGACAGACCTGCCGTGTGCGTGCCCATGATGATCTTCTTCTCAGGGAAATTACCTAGAAAGAAGGCCGGGAACAGGTAAGAGCTGAACTCAGACTTGCCCATACGCGGCGCGATGTTGATGATCACGCGTTTTTTGGTCCCGGCGATCACTTCCGTGAAGATTTTGGCCAGCTTCCTGTGGTGCGGCCCAATTTTGAACCCCGGATACACCGCCTTGGCAAACGCAAGCATGTCGGTTCGGGCCAAGTTTTTTTGCTTGTGGTCCTGCGCCTTGTCCAAAAGCTCCAACGCCTCCAGCTTTTCCATGGAGGACATCTTGCCAAGGTTCTTAAACAGAACCGCAGCTTGCTCAGGCGTCAGCGGCGGGTTGGTTGTCATCTTGTATTGGGGTGGGGGTGACTTCTGTGATGTCCACGAGGTCCGTTACGTCGGCGTCTGAGACATCCATGAACTTGGCCAGCTTCTCTTTCAGGCGCTGGTCGATCTCGGCCTCGGTCATGTCGGTCTTCTTGATCTCGATCTTCTCGGTGAACAGCCCGATCTCTGTGACCTTGCCCAAAAGGCCCAACGCTTTGAGCCGGATGTTGGGGTTGGGGTTTTCACAGTCTTCCAAAATCTTGGCCACGGCGTACCCGCGCAGCTCCTTGGCCTGATTGACGAACTCCCAGTCGTAGGCGGTCAGCATACCTACCAGATGGCGCACGGCCGCAGGAGCCTTGATGTTAGTAAGGGCTAACTGAACGGATGCGGGGGTAGAGCCGGTGGTGAGCGCAGCGAATGCTGTCCGGGCAACTTCTGTTTGCGCGGCGTCGTTGACCTTGTCGTTATCAATCCCCAGCTCTTTGAGCCAGTCCGCTGTCTTTACCTGAGCGTCGATCAGTTGGGTCGGCCCGGCCTTTTCAACAGGCGTGAAGTCTTCAGGGATGTCCATGAAGACCGTGGGGTCGAGTTCTGACGAAATCAGGTGTTCTAACATTTGGTCCTGACGGCTAAGGCCGGAGTTGCGGGTTGCTGTCCCGATGGTTGGAGTATATACTCACTTCCGGCAGTGCCGCAAGGCCTTGCTTCTCCTTGGGGTTGGAAGACTCCTTTAGGCCCCCTGTCGCAAGACCGGGGGCTTTTTTTCGTCCTAAGTTTTTTTGAAATTTTTATACAATTTTTTAGAGGTGCTTAAAAATTAAGCAGGGGGTGGGTTGCTGGGATTGGGGGTGCTGTGTTTGCGTACAGTATTTGCCTTGCAGTTGTCTAAGTTTTTACAAAGTGGTGGGAGCGGGTGTGAAACAGTGTTCACACGGAGCGGCCTTGGCTCTCCATACAGGGCTTGGTGGGGGTACGGTGGGGTCGAAGGTACGCCATTCTCCCTGCCAGTAGTACTTAAAAACACCCCCTTCCGTACACTAGAGGCATCGGTTAGGGAATCAGCCCAAGCCGATACGGGGACAGATGTCCCCATTCAACTCTCTTGGAGATTTTTATGTCTAAAGCAATTCGTTCTACTGTCCACGCCGTTCTCACTGCCGCCTTCGCCTACGCCGAGGGCATCGAGACCCTACGCACCACCTACAAGGGGCAGACAGCCGATGTGGTGCGCACCGCCTTGTTGCCCGAGGTGGCATCGTTCCCCAAGTACGCAGTGCCGGTGATCGCAGGCTCTGGCAAAGCCGCTGGCACGATGGTGCTGGACAAGGATGCACCCAAGTACGAAGCCGCCAAGAAAGCCCTGCAACGCCTTGTGAAGGACATTTGCGGTGCATCGGACAACAAGGACGAGGTCGAGATTCCCGCTGAGTTGTTGGCGGCGGCGGCCAAGCTGGCCAAGCTGGCCGCTGAGTACGAGGGTGCTCGCAGTCTGGCATCCAAGGCTTTGGCTCAGGCTTTTGCCAAGTAATGAACGGGGACAAGTGTCCCTGTTGTTTCCACGCAACGGCGTCAGCGTGAGGCTGGCCCGTTGTTCCTTCCCATGTCTAACCCGGAGATTTTCATGCCCTACACAATCCAAACCTACACCGTGCGCCCTGACGGCGTCTGGGACAACAACCCACCCACCCCTGTCGAACACAAACACGCCCCCTTGTGGTGGCACGAGCGTGGGCTTACGCAAACCGCAACGGGCTACGGCAGACGCATCGTCACCGCCACGATGGTCAAGTACAACGGCAAGTGGCGCAGGGTCTACTGTTGCATCTTCTCCAACGTCGGCACCTGCTACATCGGCAAGCTGAGCGACGGCCTCGTTGTGTCCGGCTACCCCAACTGAAAGGAACCATCATGCGCAACCTCATCAACCCCATCGTGTCCGAGAAGGGCACCATCGAAGTGCGTGGTCAGGCGTACCACCTGCAAACCATCAGCTACGGCACCCAAGCCCACGTCCACGTCTTCAGGAAAGCTGAGCTTCACAGGCACGGCCTCGTCTTCACCAGCCAGCGTGAGTACGAGATGTGGAAGACCCAGCTTGGCGCTCAGCGTGAGCTGTTCTGAGCAAGGGGAACGGGGACAAGTGTCCCCGTTCAACACTGGATGACTCAACTGCCTAAAAAAGAGGCAATTTTTCAGCTATCCAACACTGGATGGCTTGGCCCAAATGCTGGACGCGCTAAGTCGTTGATTACATTAGCGTTTCCCCCAAATGGTGCTCTCTATATATATCTATATCTTTATAAATATATTTATATATATCTCTCTCTATGTGTTTGTTCTTTCTCTTTTCTTTTTTGTTTAT